CAGGATGATCCAAAACAAAGACAACCCGATATTTCCAAGGCTTGGACCGTATTGAATTGGGGACCAAATTGGGGATTAGATGAAGGATTGGTCGATACGATTGACTATTTCCGCAATATCGTGCAAGATGGAAGACTTTATACGTGTGTGGCCAAATTTTGTCGATGCCGAAATTTGTCAACGGACTATTGATTGTTTTGAAAATGTAATAGTTGATCCAACTTTACAAGATGGTATAACGGATAACACGACCCAATTTGGTAATAAAAATCTAGGTAGGAAAGATAAATCTATATTTTTAGAAGATTCTAGATATCAACAATCAGAATTAGTAACCAAATATCTGTATATATTACAAGATTGTCTAATGGAATATATAGATAATTTTGGGCAGTTATCAGGTTTTCCTATGAGCAATAAGGCAAACATAAAAGTACAACGTACTATGCCCATGGGAGGTTATCATCATTGGCATTATGAAAACGGAGATACTAACTCCCATTCAAGAGAACTGGTTTGGATGATATATCTAAACGACATGCCCGAGGGAGAAGCAGAAACTGAGTTCTTGTTCCAACACAGAAAAATCCGTCCTACACAAGGAACTGTAGTTATATGGCCTGCTGGAATGACTCATGTACATAGAGGGCTCACTGTTTATACACAACCGAAATATATTGCCACAGGCTGGTATCATAAAACCAATTGACATCTTGTTGAATTTAATGTATAATATCAGCATGAAGATAATTTTTTACACAATTAAATGGCAGCAGTCTTACCATAACTGGGAACCCTTCGAGTTGCCAATTATTGACTTTACAGAAGCAATGGCTGTTATTAATATGATCAAGGAAAAGCGATGACTACTACAGCAACATCTTGGATAATTACTCTGGAAGAAGATCCTGAAACCAAAGAACTGCTACTTCCTATACCCAACGAAATCCTAGAAATGAAACAGTGGAAAGAAGGAGACACACTAGATTGGTCTGACAACGAAAATGGTTCGTGGACTCTATCGAAAGTTGAAAAGTGAATAACGATAGGGTATTTTTTGGCACCGTACTAGCTGTGCTTGCGTTATTTTGTGGGCATCCTGGTTGGGCTTTTTTAATCTTTTTGATTGCGGTATCATGACTAAACGAATCGGTTTTGCTTGTAAGTGGTTAGATGATGCTACTGAAGTAAAGGGCATGAAGGTCAATGCTGCCAACAGAGAGCTAAATGGTCGTAGTACTACCATGCGGTGGCTGCGCGAACATCCGTTGGAAGCTGAACAGCGTCAATGGGACATTATGAATCACAATACTGCTGCTGCAGTAAAAATGATTGAGCGTGTGGCTCAACTGCCGCCCGAGCGCAGAATGGTGCGTATTGGATCAGAAATGCTACAAGGCTATACTGAGAAAGATTGGATTGTGTGGTGGCAGCGTAGAGAAGTTCAAGACCATCTTGAAAAAATCTTTGCTCCTATTGGTGAAACTGCTAGACGATTGGATGTGCGACTCAGTTTCCATCCTGGACAGTTCTGCGTGTTGGCTAGCGAAGCTGAAGAAATAGTAAATAGAAGCGTGGAGGAGTTTGAATATCATGCTGACATGGCTAGGTGGATGGGTTACGGAAAAACCTTTCAGGACTTCAAGATCAATGTACACATCTCGGGTAAACGCGGCCCGGACGGTATTCGCGCTGCCCTCCAGCGACTTAGCCCTGAAGCAAGAAACTGTATCACTATTGAAAACGACGAGATGTCATGGGGAGTTGATGCCAGCCTCGAACTTGTCAAAGACTGCGCCCTTGTGCTTGACATACACCATCACTGGATCCGTACAGGAGAATACATCAGTCCCAAGGACGATAGAGTTTTACGCCTGATTGATTCGTGGCGTGGTGTAAGGCCAGTATGCCATTACAGTGTATCAAGAGAAGATGTACTCATTGATCATGCACTGGATATCGTACCCGATCATGCAGCTCTGCTGGAATCAGGTTACAAAAAACAAAAGATGCGGGCACACAGTGATTGGTACTGGAATCAGCCAGTGACTGACTGGGCACTGAGCTTCTGGGAGCACTTTGATATCATGTGCGAAAGCAAGGGCAAGAATTTGAGTAGTGCTCAGGTATACAATCGAGCACTGGAACTTGAACTGCTCAAACAGTCCAAATAATTAAACTTTCTTCGACTTAGCAGCAGCTTTAGGAGCCTTGGCTTTGGCCGGGGCTTTTTCTTTGGCCGCTGGCGCTGCTTTAGGAGCACGTGGCTTACGTGCTTTTTTCTCAGGTGCTACTTCTACCGCTGCCGGTGCTTGTTCAGTTGCCGGTGGCACATACAACAATGTAGTAACGGCCGGTGCTGCTTCGGGAACATATGGAGTTGGTATCATTTGTTCCTTTGGAGGTTCCATAACAACCATAGTCTCTGTAACTGACTCAGGCATCTTTGGTGTGGTCACTGCATCTAGTGGATGAGCGAATTTGCTTTCAGGTTTCTTTCCGGTAAAGAATTCTTTGATCTTGTTTAGCATTTTTTTATTTCCTTTTAGAAAAATGTACGTTTATTTAACCTCGCATAAATACCTGTGCAAAAAACATTTCTTATAATAGATGGAGAGAAATATGCCCAACAATATAGTAGCAACTTCAACTATCGAAGAATTTGAGGAAACAGACGAATTTGGCAAGGATGATTTTGGATTTATCCTAGGACCAGATGGAGAATTAAAATCAATAATGATACCCGAGGATCATGTTGGTGAGTTTCCTGATGAAGTCACAATGATCTTAAACATATACGGTATCAATAACATCAACGAATTGAATAATAGACGTCTACATTAACCTAGTAGATTTTGGTAAATATCTCTATAACATGAGGTTTATAGAGAAAAAGCATGCCTGCCGCACCAATACAGCCACCAGTATTTCTTAATGGAACTGATCTAGGTACCATAAAAGAGGGAGATAATAGAATTATCTCTGTCGCTGCCCACGATCCTGATCCCTACACCGGCGAAACTCTAACATATTCAATAGTACCCGGACTGTCAGTCACAGAACAACTTCCTCCTATATTGACATTGGACACAGGATCAGGCTACATTTATGGTTCTGTTTCTACACAGACCAGTTTCCTAAAAAAATATTCTCTCAAAATACGTGCCACGAAAACTAATATATACGGTACCAGTTCATTTACAGTTACAAATATATTCAATTTATCAGTAAGAAATTCCGATAACTCTACGATAACTTGGACTAATCCGCCATTCTTAGGAACATTAACACAAGGTTCATTCAGCGACCTTAGCATATCTGCTGATACCAATATAAGTGTATATGATCTACGATATAGAGTAGTAGGATCTCCATACGATCTACCGCAAGGGCTAACTCTAAATACATCGGGTAATATTGTGGGAGTTGTTGAAACTTCTGGAATATTTACTGCCACAGTTGTTGCCAGTACCTCTACATATTTCGATGATCCATATATGTTTGGACCGGTTTATCCGTATCCTTTTTCCACGCAGACGATCACTATCAATGTTCTTCCACGAGCAATACCCATCACCAATATATACGCAACACCGCTCATGCGTCTTGAAAGCCGTCGTCGTTATCAAAAGTTTATAACAGATAAATCTATATTTGTGCCGGAAATGATTTATAGAGCTGACGACAGTAACTTTGGAGTACAGGAAAAAATAAAAATGAATTTAGAATTTGGAATACAAAAACTAAATTTACAAGACTACTACTCTGCCTTGATGGAAAACTTCAATAGACGAAGATTAAATTTTGGTACAGTCAAAGTTGCCAGAGCCATAAACGATCAAGGTCGTTATGTGTATGATGTTGTATACGTTGATATAATAGACGATATCGAAGGGGCCACACAGACTATAACTATAAATTCTTCTACGTATTTTCCACCTAGTGTGGAAAATATGCGCTATAGATTAGAAAACATACAGGTCGGCGGCGATGTGATTGGTATTGATACCAACAATTTACCTAGATTCATGAATACTGCTCAACAGAAAAATTATCTTCCACTGGGATATGTAAAAGTTGTAGTATTATGCTACACACTACCAACCTTGGGAAATAGAATATTGGCCCGCATACACTTATCTAAATTTGATTTTAAAATACTTGACTTTGAAATAGATAGATTGGTTATAGAAAATACCCTAGATAATTCATCAAATCAGTATCTTCTGTTTGGGAAAATAGAATAGCATGTCCTGGTTCTATCAAAATAAATATATAATTAATAGGTAATCAAAAATGGCAACAAGACCGCTCGTAACCTTCCTACCACAATTAACGAATCCCACCGAAACAGAAACTCGTATTGTTGTACAAGATTCTGGCGTAAACCAATATCTAACAGTAGGAGTTGCTCGAACACTGCTAGGATTAGGCAGTGCTGGTCCATCTGGACCGGCTGGTGTTTCGGGACCTACAGGGCCATTAGGACTAGTAGGACCAAGCGGGCCAATGGGACCTAGTGGAGTTAGCGGACCTTCGGGTCCATTGGGTGTTAGTGGCCCAGTAGGACCGTCTGGAGTGAGCGGACCTCAGGGACCTAGAGGAGTAAGTGGTGCTCAGGGCAATGCTAGTTCAGTACCTGGACCACAAGGCCCACAAGGAGTCGTAGGCGTAAGTGGGCCAAAAGGACCTCAAGGACCTCAGGGACCTAGCGGTGCTGTTAGTACCATAAGTGGCCCGCAAGGGCCAATAGGACCAAGCGGCGGCCCAAGCGGACCAAGCGGGCCACAAGGACCAATTGGATTGTCAGGCAATAATGGAAATATAGGGCAGGATGGTGCCACAGGTATACAAGGTCCCCAAGGACCAATTGGGCCGCAGGGACCACAAGGAGACATTGGTCCACAAGGCCCTAGCGGTGGCCCAAGTGGACCGCAAGGACCGATTGGCCCGCAAGGACCTGCCAGTACCATAAGCGGACCACAAGGCCCAAGCGGAGTACAAGGACCGCAAGGACCACAAGGTGCCACTGGACCACAAGGACCAGCTGGTACATCAGTAAAAATCAATGGAAGTATTGTTTCTGCTACAACATCTAATTTTGTCACTATAGATCCTAGTCCTGTAGCAGGAGATGGATATATCGCCGAGGATACCGGCCACCTTTGGGTATATGTTGGGCCCACATCCGATCCTTATGATGGATTTGCTGATGTTGGATTGATAAGGGGCCCTAGTGGACCTCAAGGTACTATAGGAGCAACCGGACTGCAAGGACCTAGAGGATTGAGTGGACCTCAGGGACCATCAGGCACAAGTGGCGGCACTGGAAATGCCGGATTAACAGGGCCCCAAGGACCAACTGGACC